AGCTTCGGCTATGGCTCTAATTCTGTACAGCACAATGAGCCTCGTAAGATTAAGGCATTTAATAAGTTTGATAAGAGTGGTACTGAAGCGGTGCTTTATGTAGGTAATCCATATAGTGGTAACCCATACTATGGTGTACCCAGCTACATCTCTGCATTCCACTACATTGAATCTGACTTCAGCTTCGGTAAGCACATTAAGAACTCTGCGGAGAACGGCTTTACGCCTAAAGTATTAGCTACCTTCATCGGTAGAAATATGAGTGCAGAGCAGAAGCGTGATGAGTATAACAAGTTCAAGGAGTCCTTTACAGGCGCAGACGCAGATAACTTTATTGTCTCGTGGGTAAAGAAAGAAGAAGATGCTCCCGTTTTTAAACCACTTGATATATCCAATTTAGACAAGACCGTAGATGTCTTATCAAAACTTAATGATGCTAAAATACTCACAGCCCACAACGTTACTTCTCCTACTCTATTTGGTGTTATGGTTAGTGGTAAATTGGGAGGCACAGGTAACGAACTTGTTACAGCTTATCAAATATTTAGAGCGACTGAAACGCTACCTAATAGAGAAATTCTTTTAGACTCTGTAAATAGAATCTTTGCTACTGTGGGTTACGACCAGATGAACCTTGCCGTTGTTGAAGAGCCTATTAACTTGGAGAGCATCAAGGGTGCTAACACTGAAGACTTATAATAATGGTTGACGTAATATTCATAGACGATAACTACCTGTACCAAAACTTCCCTTTACCGAAGCGTATGGACAGAGGTGCTTTATTGGCATTAATCCAATTGGAGCAATTCACCTCAATACAAGACCTTTTAGGTACTTGCTTGTACGAAGACATTGAGGCTAAAGTAGTAGCGCAATCATTAAATGTTTCCGAGCAAGGGTTGTTTAAGTTGGTGAAGTATACGTTAGCTATGTATTCAGCAAAGGCTGCTATATCTATATTAAGAACAGCCACTGCAACGACCAAAGCGGAGGAGCAGAAGCAAGACCAATACATCCTTGACACTATATCTACTACTGTTGATAGTAAACTATCTTACATCAACAAACGTATCACTAACTATATCCTTGACAATGAGGCAATTAAAGCAATCGCTACTGCCGATGGTTGTAACAATGACTTGTTTGATGAGGAAGATACCTACCAAGGTGATGTGTTCTACCCTCAAGATGGTATTATATATAAATCCTGCGAAGACGGAGGAGTAAGCTACAACTCTTAATGGACACTACAGATATCAAAGTATTACTTCTCAACACCTCTACGATGGCGATATCATTCTCCAGCTTGGAGAACACGCTAAAGATATTATTGCTTTTAGCATCCATAGGATATACCGCACAGAAGTGGTACTTTATGAATAAGCGACAAAAAAAAGGATAGACTAACGCCTATCCCTTCTTATTGCAAGTACCCTTACAGGTACATTCTACAGGTGCGTTCTCGCACCAACTTACTTTACCTTTGTTCTCTTGTCCACGGTTCTTACTGCGAAGTACCCGCCTATCACTGTTACGCTTACCAGCTCCCATAATCCAATCCATCTCTCGTTAATACTACTAATACCAAAGCCTTCAAAGAAGGTCATAAGCACCAGAAATATCATAACGGTTGCAAGGGTTAATGGTCTAACGTTCTTACTCAACCAAGAATCGGTAAGGCTATCGGCCTGCCAACGCTTGGTGATTTCTTCTTCTATGCTTTGACGCACAGCTTCTTTCTCTTCGGGTGTAGATACAAATCTATCTACCACATTGGCAACTGCTTCCACAGCTTCCTTCGCACCCCCTGCAAATAGTTTGGTTATTGGATTTCCCATAATTAGCTACCACACGCTTCGCACTCTGGATTATCAATGGAGCATTGAGCGTTATTGTTTTTCTCGTCATTAGTCATTTCGTCTACGAAGTCAGCGAACGAATCGCTTACATCAAAATCATTTTTCATTAGTAGGTCCAGATTACATCTTCACTTTTGTTTGGGTCATCATCAACGTGTATAAAGTTCTTTGCTACACCGATGCGATTAAACCCTACTTGGAGAAGAGAGTTAATAATAATATATTTTTGTGTTGAGGTAGGAGCATAGATATCTACGGCTCTACCAATTGTGTGGCTGCTTGATGGTACGCCACCTACCTTTGCGTTATGAGCAGGGCTTCTGTATCCGCTTGTAATTTTAAATCCTATAGCTGCAAGCTCACGAGCTTTGGATAGTTTGTTTAGAAATGCTACATCCATATTCATATAGCTGTCTCTTTCATCGGGTGAGTCAAACTCGCTATACTCAAAGAACATATGGAATGCTCTTGTTAATCCTTCCATTACTTTACTTTTTTAATCTCCGATGTCCACGATGTGTAACATACTGCTAATCGCTGGGATGTTTCTGGATATTCATCCATCATTGATTCGTTACTCATACATCTATTTGTGAACTCTGGTCTCGTCTCCTTTAGATTGGGAACTGGTATCGGCATTGTCGTTAATATTAGAGTTAGAAAAAAGAGGCTCGTCCCAATAAAGGAAGAGCCAACCACTGTTATAATTTACATTTTTCTCTTTACTCATCCTTTATAAATGTTACCCAGTGAGTCTGCATTTTTTTACCGCTCTTATGGCCAAACAATGGCTTTTGTTCAGTAAGTTTTAATATCTCTTTAATAGGGAACTGAACTTCGTTCCATTTAAATATAAGAGTGCCGTTAGGCTTTAGAACTCGGAAACACTCTCTAAATCCTTGTCGTATCATCTCTTCCCAATCGCCCTCAAGATTGCCATATCTCTTTGTGATTTCACCCAAAGCGTTACGCTTAATATGCGGCGGGTCAAACACAACAAGGTAAAAAGAATTATCGGGCTGCTTAATATCCGTAAAGTTTCCAATAATATCTGGAGCAATTACCAACGATTTATTTCCGCTTGGGTAATTATTAGTATGTGTTTCGCATCTTTTGTCAAGATACAATGCTCTTTTATCGTGCTTATCAAACCACATACCTCTTGGTCCACAACACACGTCTAATACTTTTTTACTCATTAACTAACTTTCTATACGATAGCTCTGCGATAAAAGCTGTATAGATAGCGTATAAGGGATTAACTCCGAGGTAAGCATACAAGAGTAGGCTACACCAGAAAGAAAGGCACAGAACGCAGTTTATGGGCTTGTATGGAAACCTTTCTACAATGTATTGATAAGGTTCAAAAACAAAAAGATAGCTGAATAATAATCCAATGCTACTTATAAGTATCCAGTCGTTATAAATTTCCGTCATAATAATTTGATTTTTTAATATTATCTTCTGCCCACAAAGGCTGAAGGTTTGTATAGTGACAAGCTTTTTTAAATTGATTTATATCTGTTAAGTCAAACAAAGAAAGTGGTTTTATATGGTCTATATGCCATTCTCCGTAATTGTCCCAACTCATACCATTTTCAAATTTTAAAGATAAATAGTCTTTAAGAAATTCTACAGAACACCCAAGGTCGCTTATAGCAGAACCTTTTTTCTGATTACTCTTTAAAGCATAGTATAATCTACACCTTAAATTCTTTTTTATTCTCCACTCTATATTGTTTGCCCTCTGATTTTTCTCATACTCTCTTTGTACAGACCTTATATGTTTTTTATTTTCTTGATTTCTTTTTTTATGATATACTTTTAGTTTACCCCAATTATCTTTTTGCCATTTGTTAGTCATTTTAATATGGCATTCTTTACACCTTGACTTTTTCCCGTCAGACCTTCTTTTATCATTGTAATAATCTGACAGGGGTTTTAATTCTGTACATTTAGTACAATGCTTCATAATTTCTCACTTAAATAATCATCTTTAATATACCGCTTTAACTTGGTAACAGCCTTACCATCTTCTATAAATGTGAGGTATCCTTTTATATTTTGACCATATACATCACTATGATTTAACGAAACTATTTTATTAGTCATCGTTGAGTATATAATACTAATAATAAGATTTGCAGCAGATTTACCGCTTTGGTAATAGTGCAGGAATTTTTCGCAAGTACGCATTACGGCAGAATCTATTAAGGCTTGCTTCAACTCCTTGTTACCATCGGTTACAAAAGCTGAACCAGAAATCTCAACAGCACGCTGTAGAATAAACGCACCAAGTTCTTCTGTTAGATATCCTTGTTCTACAGATTTAAATGCTTCCTCCTCAATTAGAGCCTTGTCGTATCTCGGCATATTCTTCCTCTACTTTATTTAGTATGGTAACAATAATAGCAAGATAGTCAGAAAGCTCATCTGGTCTTATGCCAAGCTCAAATCCCAATCTAACCAATGTGACTGGCTCACCGAAGTATACCAACTCGTCAATGACTCTGTATATATCAAGTATGAGATTTGCTTCTGCATCTGTTAAATCTTCGTAATGTTCTTCAAACAACATATTAGTATGACGAGCGCAACCTATCAGCTTTCTCTGGGTCAAGCTCTGCTATTAGTTCAATGTATTCCCTTTCTTTTCTGTAGGCGTATTGAATCTCCTCTACTGTGGAGTCTATACCTATATTAGTAAACAGACTTGCCATCTCGTAGAGGTACAAGTCAATCCTGTTTCTAATTAATTTACAAGTCTGGTAATTCTTCTGATTAATCATAACATCTTAATTTTACGATGAATGTGTCTTTCGGAAGGTCTTTGTCAATCTTGATGTTAAGCCTTTTGTAGTATTTGTTACCATCGTCTTTAACCATACCCATACTAACGAGAGTATCCGAGAGAAATTTAGAAACGAGAATAACATTATCAACATCGTGCCGAGAATTGTAGCTAATATGAATTTCATAGCTTTCAAAAGTGAAGTAGTCAAACTTCTCAATCTCTTCCTTACATTTTTTAGAATACTCATCTTTATGTTTTTTACGAATAGCCCAATGCTTACC